TACTAAGATGGAAGGTGATTTCGATACTGGCAACGTTAGATACAAAGCTAGAGAAAGATACGTTTTCGGCGTGTCTGACCCTAGAGGTATCTTCGGAACAGCTGGAGCGTAATACTTAAAACTTTTTTGTGGCGGGACATAGTTCCGCCACAATCTTGAAATAGAAAGGAAAAATGCACCCTAAAAACTTCAGAGTACAAATTAATGCCTACCAATATCATGCAGATTTCGTTATAAACTGCATCGAAACCCCGTTAGATATTGAAAATGCAATTATTGACAGATTGGGAAAAAGTGATATAAAGTGGGAACATCTTGGAGAAATGATGGATCCAAGAGTTAAAAGAATAACCTATGAGGAGGTTATAGATGGAGTTGCATCAACATCTAGCGGACCTTTACAAACAGAAGAGAGGTCTGGAGTTAGAATGGGAGCAGGAGCATCTTAACGAGGGTAGATATACTCTCAATATGGTTAGAATTGACCATAAGGTCAGAGAAGTAATTAACCATATAAAAATGGCAGAAGCTAAAAAAGAACTTTTAGAAGTTAAGATAGCAGACGCTGCACCACAAGTTTCCGTAGCTACTTAAACAAAAGCTACATCGTTGGATAATTCTTATCTGCATTACATAGTCTCTTGCGCTCTACCCAAAACTGTTGTATAAAAATCACACTATACAATTAATAATAACTATTAAATGTAGACGCGTATAGTCGACTTCCCCTAGGGACTACATTTAAGATATTCTAGGAGGAATATTATGGCAAACACATCGTTTAATGGTCCGGTTAGATCCGAAAAAGGATTTCAACAGATCAATAAAGCAGCTAGTACAGGAGTTATAACATCAAGGTTTTTAGGAACGAAACCTGATTTAACTAGTTTAACTGCAACTGTAGTAGCAACATCAGCAACATTAACTTATGCGGCTAATGTAATTACGGTCAACAACTACACAGGAGCAGCTGCACAAGCGGTAACATTACCGGCAGCAACAGTAGGAACTTATGTAGTTCATGCTCAATCAGATGATACAACTGGTGGAGTACTTACTTTGACTTTTACATGTGCAGGAAGTGATGTTTTTAGAACTGGATCAAAAGTGGAAAGTAGAGCCACTGGAACAGTTCAAACTATAGATACATCGATAGCAGATGAAACGGTATTAACGTACACACCTGCGAATGCAGCAACCAATAGTTTAACTCATGGTTGTTATCTGTATTTTACTTGTTTTGAAAAAGGCATTTGGAATTTTGCTCATGACTTGTCAACAAGCAATACTGCAGATACAGGCGCAGCTGCTTGGAGTTAATAAATAAATAATTAAGTGCTCCTTCGGGAGCACTTTATTAAGGAGAAAAAATGGGAACATATATAAGTAACGTAAAAACTACTCGAGGAACAACTTCTTTTACAGTTTTTGCTGGACCTTGTAGAATTTTAGGAATTTGGTACGTAAGTGATGGAACCGCTGGCAGTATTACAATTAAAGATGGCGGTGGATCTGGAACTTCACTTGCTGTTTTTGATATTGGAATTGGCGGAACAAGTGCGGGAGAACCATTATCGGGTAATATTATAATTCCAGGAAATGGTCTTTATTGTGCAACAAGTGGATATGCAACTTTAAGTGGCGTAGATAAAGTTACCGTATTTTATGGATAGGAGTTTAGATGGCAAATACAACATCGGGCTCTTATACATTTGAAAAGAATTTTGCAATTGACGATATCATTGCAGAAGCGTACGAGCGTATTGGTCTAGTAGGAACTGCTGGACATCAAATACATAGCGCTCGAAGATCTTTAAATATTTTATTTCAAGAATGGGGAAATAGAGGAATTCATTTTTGGGAAGTAGGTGATACTAATATTGACTTAATTGAAGGTCAAGCTGAATATACTTTTTATAGATCAACAGGTGATGGAACATCTTCTGTTACAGTAGGTGGAACTTCCGGTGCTTCTACTTATGGATTATCAGATATTTTATCTGCTCAATATAGAACAGATAGAACCTCTACAGATCAAACAGATTTACCAATGACAAAAGTTGCAAGATCAACCTATGCAGCTTTCTCTAATAAATTAACTAAAGGAACTCCAAGTCAATTCTGGGTTCAAAGATTCGTGGACAAAGTTACGGTAACCATTTACCCAACACCTAATTCTACAGCTGCATCTAAAGATATGCACATTTATTTTGTTAAAAGAATTCAAGACGCAGGAGCTTATACTAATGCAACTGATGCTCCTTATAGATTTGTTCCTTCTATGACGGCAGGTCTAGCATTTTATTTATCACAAAAATATGCACCACAAAGATCTCAAGAATTAAAACTATATTATGAAGATGAATTAGCAAGAGCACTAGCGGAGGATGGATCAGCGGCGAGTACGTATATTACACCGAAAACTTATTATCCAAATATATAATGACATTATTAACTAAAGGAATGGGAGTTGTTAAAAAAATAATGGCTAAGACTAAGGCTGGAAGAAAAGATCAAGTATTAGATACTATAAGAAAAAGCAGAAATAAAAGGCTTCCAAAAAAACTTAGAAATAAAAAAGTAAAAATAGAAGGCAAAGAATATAAGAGTGATCAACATGTTATGGATCCAGATACTCATGCTAATGTTTCTTCCGCACCAGATAAGGAAGTGAAAGCATGGTTAAAACATAAAGGGTTTAAAGAATAATGGGACAATTTTCAAAAGGTAGATATGCATTAATGATTTCAGATAGATCAGGTGCAGCATTTCCATATAGAGAAATGGTTCAAGAATGGACTGGTGCCTGGGTACATAGATCTGAATATGAACCTAAACAACCTCAAGTTTCACCAAGACCACATGGTTCCGACCCACAAGCTTTACAACATGCAAAACCTGCAAGAACAGAATTTGCAGTAGCTGATTTATTAGAAAATGATCCTTTAGAAACATATCAAGTAGGTTCTGCAATTATAAATGTTAATTTACCAGGTCACGGTTATACTACTGGAGATACAAAAAGATTTAGAGGTCCTTTAGGAGCTGGTGGAACATATGGTAATCCAGAAGAAGTTGGCGGCATTACAGGAGCAACGATTGCAAAAGCTGCAGGATATACTATAACTGTAGGTAAATATGTAGATGGTGCAACTGATACTACTGGTCCGAATGGTACGGGAATTTATGGAACAGATTGGTTTTATTTTAGCGCTGATACAAACGCGACAAGTGTCGCAACAGGAGGAGGTTACCCGATGTCCGTTGGACCGGTAACTATACAAAAATAATGGCTGGATACACTTTATCAAACTTACAAACAGATATTAGAAACTATACTGAAGTAGACAGTACTGTTTTTACTGCTGCTGTGTTAAATAGATTTATAGAAAATGCAGAATATAGAATTTTTTATGATATTCCTATGGATTCAGATAGAGTTGAATATGAAGGAACACTAGCTGCAGATGTGCAAACTGTTAGAGTTCCTGCAGGTATGGTTTTTGTAAGAGGTATTGAACTTTTTAATTCTACTTCTTCTAGAACAGGTAGAACATATTGGCTTCAAAAAAGAGACAGAACTTTTATAAGTGAGTATGTTGGAGAATTAACTGGTCCTGAAGGTGGATCTACAGGGCAAGATACTACAGGATTACCTAAATATTATGCTATGTTTGGAGGAGCGACTGGAACTGGCTCAACTACATCAGGAAATATTATAATGGCTCCTACACCTGACGCTAATTATTTAATAAATATTCATGGAAATATAGTACCAACAGGATTAGAAACAGAGACTGCGGGCACATATATTAGTAAATATTTTCCTCAAGGTCTACTATATGCCACCCTGGTGGAAGCTTATGCATTTTTAAAAGGTCCAACGGATATGTTGACACTATATGAAAATAAGTATAAAATTGAACTACAAAAATTTGCAAGTGTGCAAATTGGGAGACGAAGAAGAGACGACTATACGGATGGTACTGTTCGTATACCAATCGAATCGCCGCCTCAATAAGGGAGATAATTATGGCAATAACATCGGCAATTTGTAATAGCTTTAAACAAGAAATCCTAGAAGCAGAACATAATTTTACAGCTTCTACTGGAAACACTTTTAATTTAGCTTTATACACTAGCTCTGCAACTTTAGGAGCATCAACGACTGCTTACACAAGTACTGAAGAAATAACAAATACTTCAGGAACTGCTTATACTGCAAAAGGAGCAGCTCTAACAAGTGTTACACCAACATTAGATTCATCAACTGCCGTTTGTGATTTTTCTGATGTCTCTTGGACATCAGCTTCATTCACAGCAAGAGGATGTTTAATTTTTAATGATTCACATGCTACAGATGCTTCAGTTTGTGCGATAGATTTCGGTGGAGATAAAACAGCCACTAGTGGAACTTTTACAATTCAATTTCCAGCAGCGGCAGCAACTACAGCAATTATCAGAATAGCATAGGAGTAAAACATGGCTGACGTTACAGTTTCGGTAACGGGTCTTCAGGCCATTGTTAACCCAACGGAGTGGAATGCCTCTCGTATGGGATGGGGCCAAGGTACATATAACATTGGTGGCTATGTTGATGAAAATATTTTACAAGGTTGGGGTCACCCGGCATGGGGCCAAGCTGATTGGGGTGATGCTGATTACTACGATACAGGTTGGGGTCGTGATACATGGGGATCTCAAGTTTGGGGTGGTACATATAATGTTACCGTTCTTCCAACGGGGCTAAGTGCAACTTCTGCAAATGGTTCGTTATCAGCTATTACATCTGTTTCACTTTCTTTAACAGGTTTAGGTGCTACTTCTTCTTTAGGAACACCAACTATTGATGTTTCGGTTAGTTTATCTTTAACAGGTCAAGGCGCAACTGCTTCTGTAGGTGCTATCACACCAGCAAATCAAGTGATGGGCTTAACAGGTCAAAGTGCAACTTCTTCTGTAGGTGCAATTACACCAGTAGATCAAGTAATGGGATTAACAGGTTTAGAAGCTACCTCTTCAACTGGAGAAGTAGTAATACCAAACGTAGGTGTTCCATTAACAGGCCAAGGTGCAACTTCTTCTGTTGGAGAATTTGTTATTGAATCAGGAGTAGTAGTTGCTCCATCAGGAGTAAATGCTACTTCTTCTTTAGGTACAGTTGTTGTTCCAAATGAAGATGTAAGTTTAACAGGTTTAGGGGCTACAGCATCAGTTGGAGAGCTTTCTCCAGCTACTGTAACAGGAATAACAGGTGTATCTGCAAGCACTGGTGTAGGTAGTGTTATATGTGAATCTAAATACCCTATCACTGGAGTAGGAGCAACTTCTTCTGTAGGTGCAATTACACCAGCAGATCAAGTTATGGGATTAACAGGACAATCTGCAACAACTACTTTAGGTCAAATTGGTGGTCCAATAGCCTGGGAAAAATATACTCCTACACAAGATGGAAGTTGGAGTAAAAAAACAGCTACACAAGGCGGTAGCTGGAGTAAAAAAACAGCTACACAAGGCGGTAGCTGGAGTAAAAAAACGGCTACACAAGGCGGAAGTTGGAGTAAAAAAACAGCTACACAAGGTGGTAGTTGGAGTAAAGTTACACCACCATAATAATATATAATGTTGACATTATGTATAAAACAAAATAAAAATGAAGAATTAAGCAGGAGATAAATTATGGCTTCAACGTACACACCTTTAGGTGTTGAAAAAATGGCTACTGGTGAAAACGCCGGTACATGGGGAACAAAAACTAATACAAACTTAGAAATTATAGAACAAATTGCAGGTGGTTATACTACACAAGCTATAACATCAACTCCTACTACTTTATCTGTTTCAGACGGATCAACTGGTGCAACTCTTGCACACAGAACTATAGAATTTACAGGAACAATTGCGGAAGCTACTACGGTAACAATTCCTCTAGATGTTCAAGATTGGTATATAATTAAAAATAACTCATCAGGTGCATACACAGTCACATTTAAATATGTTTCAGGTTCAGGATCCACGGTACAATGGTCTGCTACAGATAAAGGAACTAAAATTATTTATGCCACTGCTAATGATGGCACTAATCCTGATATGGTGGATGTATTAGCTACATCTTCAGAGATAACTTTAGTTAATAATAATGCTCTTGTATTCAATGACGCTGATAACTCAGCAGCTGTTACTGTAGATGTCCCTACAACAGTTAGTGGTTCTTATACTCTTACTTTACCCGCAGCAGTGGGAGCAGCAGCAGATTATGCTTTAACTACTTCAGATGGGTCTGGAAATACTCAGTGGACAGCAACCTCAACTTTTGGTATATCAACAGGGAAAGCTATTGCAATGGCAATGATTTTCGGATAAAAAACAAAAGGAATTAAATTATGGCAAATCCAAATATAGTATCAGTTACAAGTATTTATGGTGGTAATTATGGTTGGGCTTTAACCAACACTTTAACAACAACTTTATTAACAGTTGATGCAGAAAAACTATTAAAAATTAATAGAATAGTATGTTCAAATGTTGATGGAACAAATGCAGCAGATTTAAATTTATATGTTGACGGTATGGGTACAGCAGCTGCAAATGGTCTAACACCAACAGGTGCATCAGCCACAACATATTTAGCAAAAACAATTTCAGTGCCCGCAGATGCATCTTTAGTAGTATCTGACACTCCCATTTATTTAATGGAAGGTGATATTCTCAAAGGTGGAGCGAGTGCTGCATCTGATTTAGAACTATTCATATCATATGAAGTCTTAGACGACGCTTAGGAGGTTTAAATTATGGCTGGCAATGGCGGAATAATCGGACCCCCTAATACTGTAACTAACGGCTGTGCAGCGTGTGGCAGTGCACCAGGTGTTTGGCAAATGAACACCGTATATTCTTATGTAAAAAATTCAGATTGGGTTTATAATTTCGCAACTCAAGATTACATGGTAGTCGCTGGTGGTGGGTCTGGTGGTGCAGCACAATATAATGGAGCAGGTGGTGGTGGAGCTGGAGGTTATCGTGCATCAGGGTATGGACCAAGTCCATTACAAGGATGCTCTATATCTACAAAATGGGGAACTTATCCAATTGCAGTTGGAGGTGGGGGTGCAGCTGTAGGAGGAAATCCTGGTTCAGGAACTTCTAATAATGGTAATGCAGGAACTAATTCAATTTTTTCAACTATCACATCAGCAGGTGGTGGTTATGGTAGTGCAGGAAACCCAGCTGGTGTTGGTGGACCTGGAGGTTCAGGTGGTGGTGCTGGTGGAGGTGCAAGAAGCACAGCTGGAGGTTCAGGTAATACGCCCCCTACAGCTCCACCTCAAGGTTTTGATGGTGGAACTTCTCCTACACCTGGCCCAACTTATGATAACGCCGCTGGAGGAGGTGGTGGAGCTACTGCTGTTGGAGAAAAAGGATCAAACGGAGATAATAATTCAGGAGCAGGAGGTGCTGGAGCTCCAAATACAATTACAGGCTCTGACGTAACATACGCAGGTGGTGGTGGAGGTTCAGACATACCTACAGGATCTGCTGGAGCTGGTGGAGCTGGCGGCGGTGGAGCTGGAGGTTGTTGCTCAGCAACAAATGGTACAAATAACACTGGAGGAGGTGGAGGTGGATCAGGTCCTGCTGGTAGTCCAGGTCCTGCTGGAGCAAGTGGAGCAGGTGGATCAGGAATTGTAGTTGTAAAAACAACTACTCCTTTCACAACATGTAGTGCATGTGCCCCTGTAGCATATGACGGAACAAATTATATAGGAACATTTAAAGCATCAACAAACATAAATTTAGGTACAACCAATCCATTTATAGCATTCGATTATCTAGTAGTTGGTGCTGGTGGAGCTGGTGGTAGACATAAAGGTGGTGGAGGTGGAGCTGGTGGATTCAGAACATCTTTTCCAGGTGGAACAAAATTATATTTAAGTCCGGGATCTAATACGGTTCAGGTAGGAGCCGGTGGAACGGCAACTCCAGCTCCTTCAGGAGGACCAGTTGCATGTGCAAGTGGAGAGCCTTCATATGTAGGAATGATTACATCAACTGGTGGTGGTGGAGGCGGAACACCTGGACCAACTGATTCTCCTACAGCAGGAGCAGGAGCAGGTCATCCAGGAGGATCAGGTGGTGGTGTTTCAGATATGAGAACGGATGCATCTTACAAAGGAGCAGGTAATACTCCTCCTGTAAGTCCTCCACAAGGAAATCCAGGAGGACTGGGAGTTGACTTTCCACCATCAGGTGGTGGTGGAGGTGGTGGAGCTTCATGTGCAGGAGCAAATGCAACTACACCAGGAAGTGGACCAAGTCCGTCTAATGCTGGTGGTGCTGGTGGAGCAGGAACAGCAAACTCAATATCAGGAGCTTCAGTCACTTACGCAGGTGGTGGTGGAGGTGGGCTTGAACCAGGTGGATCTGGTGCAGGTTCTGGTGGAGCTGGCGGTGGTGGAGCCGGTAATTCAAGTGGTGGAGCAGGTACAGCAGGATCAGTTAATACTGGTGGTGGTGGAGGAGGTGGTGGAACACCTAACTCAGGTGGAGGTAATGGAGGTTCAGGAATTGTTATTCTTAGAATTGCAGCAGCTTGTGCGCCAGCATGTTTAGCAGCCGCTCCGGGAACTAATACAATAACAACTTTGCCGGCACCCGCAGGTGGTTGTAAAGTAGCTACATTTACGGTAGACGGAACTATAACATTATAGTATAGTAAAAAGTCCTAATGAAAGAAATAGACAGTCTTTTTCCTGTTCCTCTATATAAAACTTCTTTAAATGTAGATTTAAAATCTATTAAAAAACACATTTCTAAAATAGCTAAACAATATAAATTAAATAGAAACGAAATTTTAAATGTAGACACATCACATAATGTCTATGATTTAGTTAAAGATGATTTTTTTAAACCTTTATTGAATGAGTTTTTGAATCATTCTAAAGTATTTCTTAAAGAATTAGGGTATGATCAAGCCTTTCTTAATCAATGTTTTGTCGAAAGTTCTTGGTTTAATTTAAGTTTTAAGAATGATAATCTAGCTAAACATATCCATCCTGGGTCCTTTGTCTCAGGAGCTTTTTATGTAGAATCTGACCCATTAGACCATATATACTTTTATAGAGAAGATGATATGACCTTACCTCCCTCTAATCCTACCTATCTTTCCAATAGGTACATACAATATCCTTGCAAAAAAAGTCAATTATTGATATTTAAAAGCAATTTAAATCATAATACAGGAACCAAGAAAAAAGGTAAAAAAACTGTAATATCATTTAATATAGGCAAGTTGACAATAAGTTAAAATTTTAATATAAAATAACTTTTAAGGAGTATAAATATGGCACATTTCGCAGAACTAAAATCAATGACAGATCCTACTGGATTTACGTCAGATTCACATCAAGTAGTACAAAAAGTTGTCGTTGTAGGCAATGATGTTTCTACAGCAGCAGGTCCTTTAGGAGATAATGACATGCATGTTGATGGAGAAACATGGTGCGTTAATTTTTTTAAAGGTGGAACTTGGAAACAAACTTCTTACAATCATAATTTTAGAAAACAATATTGCGGTAAAGGTTATGTATATGACGCTGCAAAAGATAAATTTTTAAGTCCTCAACCTTTTGCATCTTGGTCTTTAGATGGTAATGATGATTGGCAAGCACCAGTCACATATCCAACTGATACTACAGATAAAAATATAACGTGGGACGAAGACAATCTAAGATGGACTGCAACGGATAATTCAGATCCAGTCAATAATTTCAATTGGGATGCATCAACATTAGCTTGGGTATCCGCATAAGGAGACTCAAATGGCACAGCCAGTAGGATCAACAAACGGCGGCATAATCGGAGCAAGTAATAAAACTTCTTTCGGTAAAGATACTGTTACATCAATCACAGCTACAGGTTGTTTTACAACACAATCAGGAACTAGAGTTATTGATTATTCAATAGTCGCTGGTGGCGGGGGTGGTGGCGGACGATATTATTCAGGTGGCGGCGGAGCAGGCGGAATGCAGTCGGGCACTAATCTTTCAGTTTGTGGATCAACAGCCTATCCTGTCACAGTAGGTGGAGGAGGAGCTAAAGGTGGAGCAACTTGCGAAGGTACTCCAGGTGCACAAGGCACTACTGGAACTAATTCAACTGGATTTTGTGTTACATCTTGTGGAGGTGGTGGTGGAGCAAGTGATGGAGCTAGTCCAGGTATTGCTGACGGAAAACCAGGTGGGTCTGGCGGAGGTGGAACTTCTAATAGTGGGTGTGGTGGAACAGGTGTGGCCTGTCAAGGAAATGACGGAGGCGATCAATCACAACCAGCAACAAATGACGCAGCAGGCGCAGGCGGTGGAGGTGCCGGAGCAGTCGGAGCAAATAATCCTTCCCAATCAACAGGGGGAGCTGGAGGTGCTGGAGCAACAAGTCCAATAAATTGTACACTTTATGCAGGTGGTGGCGGAGGTGGAGCTTGGAATTGTGGAACTGCAGCAGTGGGTGGACCAGGCGGCGGTGGAGCAGGAGGAGCAAATAATGTTTCTTGTGCTGTAGCTGGAACTGTAAATACTGGAGGCGGCGGTGGTGGTGCAAGCGGCTATTCAGGAAACTATTGTCTTGGTGCTGCAGGTGGTTCAGGAATAGTTATCGTAAAAGAATTAAACAAAGCAAGTGGTATGTGGTCAATGGACTCTCAATTTCAAAATCAATCAGCAGGGACATGGCCAGAAACCCCACCTAATTTTGTAACTGCTACAGGTGGATGTATAAGTTATTCAGGGGATTACAAAATTCATACATTTTTAGCTTCAGCTGACTTTATAGTTTCTGCAGCAGGAACTCCTGCTGGTTCAACAACAGTTGATTACTTAGTAGTAGGTGGTGGTGGAGGCGGTGGACATGCAAGTAGCTCAGGTGGTGGTGGAGCTGGTGGATATAGAGAATCTTCTGGTGTAGCTTCTGGTTGTTATACAAGATCACCTTTAGGAGCATGTGTTGCTGCATTAGCAGTTTCTAAACAAACTTATGCTATAACTGTTGGTGGTGGTGGACCAAATGGACCCGGAACTTCTTCCTCTAAAAATGGTTCTCTTTCAACATTTAGTACAATTACATCAGCAGGTGGTGGAGGTGGTGGAACATTTTGTGGTGGTGCAGGTACACCAATTTATAATGGAGCTGCCGGTGGATCCGGAGGTGGAGGAGCTGCGCCAGCACCACCGACAGGACCAGGAGCCGGTGGAGCTGGAGATACACCTAATACAACACCAGATCAAGGTTTTCCTGGTGGTGGTGGTGTTCACCCAGGGGGATATTTCTCAGCTGGTGGTGGAGGTGGTGCAACTGCGGCTGGTGCTACAGGTGGCGCTCCTGGTTCTGGAAAAGGTGGAGCAGGTGCAACTTCTTGTATTACAGCAAGTCCTGTTGGAAGAGCAGGTGGAGGAAATGGAAATGGTTGTGGTGGTCCAGCTGGACCTCCTGTAGGTTTTGGTGGTGGAGCAAGTGGAGTAGCTGGAGGAACAAACACTGGAGGTGGTGGTGGTGCATGTGCAGCAGGTGGTCCAGGTGTTGTTATTCTTAGATATAAATATCAATAATTGACAGTTTCATAATTGATCCAGATCAATGCTTTGTATTATACTTTACATTATAATATATTTAAAGTATAAACTAATATACGAAAGCTTATGAATTTAACAAACTATTTTTGGTATTTTCAATCAGCAATTCCTCACAGAATTTGTGATGATATTGTTAAGTATGGAAAATCTTTACAAGATCAATTAGCCACTACAGGTGGGTATGGTGATCCTAAAAGATTAAATCAAAAACAACTTAAAGATTTAAAAAAGAAAAGAGATTCAGATATTGTATGGATGAACGATAGATGGATATATAAAGAAATACAACCTTATGTCCATCAAGCTAATACATCTGCAGGTTGGAATTTTCAATGGGATTTTTCTGAGTCTTGTCAATTTACAAAATATAATAAAGGCCAATACTATGATTGGCATTGTGATGGTTGGGATAAATCTTATCATGCTCCTAATACTCCTACTCATGGTAAAATTAGAAAATTATCGGTAACTGTGTCTTTATCAGAAGGAGGTAAAGATTATACGGGAGGCGAATTAGAATTTGATTTTAGAAATTTAGATCCAGATAAAAAACCAAACATTAGAAAATGTAAAGAGGTACTCCCTAAAGGATCTTTAGTGGTGTTCCCTGGATTTGTTTGGCATAGAGTATGTCCAGTTAAAAAAGGATCAAGACATAGTTTAGTAATCTGGAATTTAGGGTGGCCATATAAATGAAAAAGAAACAAAAAAAAGCAAGAAAAGTAAAAACTCAAAAAGAATTGGATAAGATATCCTGTGGAAGTGCAAAATCATTTCCACAACAATTAAATAGAGAAGACCTTTTTAAATGTCCTGTATGGTTTGCTGATGAACCTGCATTTGTAGATGATTTAAATAGAGCTTCAGATAAATATATTGAAGTAGCTAAAAATAATTTAAAAAAAGATATAGATAAAAGAAATAAAAAATTTGGAGATAAAGGAGATATGGGTAACGTATTTCATTCAACTACTTTAGTGGGAGATCCTAATTTTTTAGAACTTACAAATTATATAGGGGCAACCGCAAATAATTTATTATTAGAAATGGGTTTTGACTTAACTAATTATCAAGTATTTATTACAGAAATGTGGGTACAAGAATTTGCTAAAAAAGGAGGAGGTCATCATACATTACACACACATTGGAATGGTCATATATCCGGTTTTTATTTTTTAAAATGCAGTGAAAAAACATCACGACCTTTATTTGAAGACCCTAGAGCAGGGAATATAATGAATCTTTTACCCGAAAAAGATAAAACAAAAGTAACTTATGCTAGTCATCAAATTAATTATGAAGTAAAACCAGGAAGAATGATTTTTTTCCCCTCTTACATGCCTCATCAATATATAGTAGATATGGGGTATGAACCATTTAGGTTTATTCATTGGAACTGTCAAGCTATACCGAAAGGAGTATTAAATGTCCAAAAATAAAATGATTCAACTTACTCATTTAAAAAATACATGTGCTTCACAAGTAGCATACGTTCAAAATTTATTGGGTCACCACCCTAGAAAATATTCTAATGATTTTGTAGAACAAATCATAGAAAATAAAAGAAAGGAGATAAAAAATGTCGTTCAAAAAAAATAAATATACAGTGTTAAAAGGAGCTATTAATAGAGAAATGGCTGATTTTTGTTTTGCTTATTTCTTAAATAAAAGAAAGGCAGCAAGATTTTTATTTGATCAAAAATATATATC